CTAAGTAATACTGTGACCAACCAAATATGTTAGCTGCTGTTGTAGGAACAGAGGACACAAGTGCTCTACGCCAAACGTTTTGGAAGTACATTAGTTTCTTTGGTTGTTTTTCCTTAGATAAAAAGTAACCTGGTATACCATCTTCTAATGCATCTCGTATCTCTTTACGTTCTAACGATTGATTAATTATATCATTGCCCATTACAACACCAGCGTTAAGCTTGTTCTTAGCTTGAGCAAACACAGATAGTTCTCTACCTAGTCCACTAGAGTATGATGCTATCACGTCACTTAATTTAACTTTAGCTGCAGCAACATCTCCTAAGTGTATGCCTGTAGCTTTCTCAAAGTCTTTTGACATAGAAACAAACTCTTTATCAGGCATCACACGTATCACATCTGTAAGAAAGTCTGATATAAAAGTTTCTTTGTTTACTGTAATGCCCTTCTTTCTGAGCATCCCTACAAGACCTGTTTCCTTATCTGGACCTAGAAGTATTTCACCAAGTAAACCCTCTGGCATCATCTGATTACCACGTATTTCTTTACCTGCTTCTACCTTCTTAGCCCAAGACTTGTAGCCTTGACGTATAACCTTAGATGCTTCAAAGCCTATTGCTGCATCCACTAAACCTTTTTTAGCAAACTTTTGCATAGACATTTCTTTTTGAGCATCAGCTAGACTAGTTTTTTTACCTATCTTACGAGATGTCGTAGCTATACCAGTACCAGCTAAAGAAAATGCAGGAGCCATAGCTCCACCTAGCATCGTACTAAGTAGCACTTGCTTTTTGTTTATTGAATTTACAGAGTCATCTACGTTTACATCTAGGTATATATCTTGTATAGCTATGTCTTGAAAGGCTGCAACTGTAGCGTCTGCACCAAACGTAGCACCTAGCTCAAAAACTTTTCCTTTTTTAAGACTCTTTTGATTAAACTCTTTTAATGATTCATATCCAAGTTTACGATACCACTCAGATCTAATGTTGATTGCAGCCTGATCCAGTGCTAGTTTACCTGCTTTACTTCTAGCTGCACCCTTTCCTATCTTAGCAATCACATCATCCTGTGCTGTTTTTACTGCTTTGTCTATTGCTTTTTTGTTAGCCCCCTTTCGGATACCTTCTTTATATGCTCTGTTAGCTGCTTCTTTAATTAATTTTTTACTAGCAGTTGTTGCCCCTAATGTGGCTGCTTTACCTATACCACCAGTGAGAAGACCTAAGTAGTTGGATGGGTCTGCTGCAGCAGCAAAGATATAATCTTTTATACCATCTATTTTACCAGAGAAAGTTTCACCTCTGTTAAACAAGTTGCCTAAACTGTCATACAATCTGTATGCATCTGCAGCAGCAGCTTTGTCTGCTTCACTGCCCTTACGTACAAACTGTACCTCACCTGCAGTTGACAAAGTGTTTGCATTGAACCAACGCATATGATCTACAAAATCATTTACTAGCTTAGTGTCATCCTCCATAGTGCGGTAGTCATCGCCTTTGTTTCTAGACATATACTCACGTATAGTATTTAAGTTTTCTCTTTTGTAGAAATCATCTAGCTTTAGTTTCTTGTCTGGAACTTTACTGTCAAAGATAACATCTTCATCTTCCTCCTCTTTGTACGCACCTTCTTTTGCACTCTGCACAAGATCAGATATACTACCTGAATATACTTTTTTAGGAGGAACAGTTAGGGCTGTACCTTGATTACCTTCTACTAAATCAAATAAACTACCTGTGTAAACGTCTGCCATTATAAATCCAACTGTTTATTTAGTTCTTCTTGAACTTGTTTAATAACGTAAGGAGTCAGTCTATTTTTAGCTGAGAACCTTTTCCAATAAGCCATTAGTTTGTCTTTATCATTTAATAAATTTTTATCGTTAGCATCTTTAATAAAAGTATTTATTGCACTAGTTACAAACTCTTTGTTTTTTTCTAGTACCCCATCTATTACTGCTTGATCTGTGACCAAAGCTTTAGGTTTATTTGTTCTACGATCATTGATGTATACCTTACCGTCTGGAGTTATGCTAAAGTTCTGTTGAGCAAAACTTGTTGTTCCATACACGGTAACATCCGTTGGTGCTTCTTCAACTGACTCTTCACTCTCCTCAGTTTTACCTGCCTCTTCTCTTCTTCTTTTCTCTGCTCTTCCAGAAAAACCTCCTTCACGAAAGAACTCCCCGATGTCATCAAGTAAACTTGGTGTATCTTTAGGATCTACTTTAGTTTCTGGTATTTCTATTTCAGGATCGTCATCTCTACGCTCATCTGCTAGTGGGGTCATTTGACCACCAAGTTCTGCTGGTGGTAACACCTCTTCAGTTACTGGTTCACCTGCTAAAAAACTAGCCTGTGGAATATTTCTGATAGCGTCTTCTATAGTTCCATCATCATCATACATTGTATCAAAGTTAAAACCCATCTTAGTTAGTTCTTTTATTTGAACTGTATTAGCTGGATCTATTTCTTTTTCTATTAAACCACCCTTTGCGTTAGGAGTTAAAAAAGTAATATTGCCTAGCATCTTACCATCTGCATCAACATTGTATTTAATAGTTACATTATCTTTAACTTCTTCTATCAGCGTACCCATGTCTGCTGCTGTAGCTTTTACTAGTGCCTTAGATGTAGCGTTGTTTCCTGCTATACCTTGTTCGTTAGACACTAATTCAATCAATGATGGATCTATATCTACAAGAGCAGGATTAAGATTATCAATAAAAGATTGCCCTCCTAGTCTTACATATCTTTCAACAAGAAATGCTTTAGCATTTTCAATTACAGCTTGAGTTGCTGGCATTTCACTGCCATCAGGTAGTTTAACAGGAGGTTTTGTAATAGCCTGTTTATAAGCCTTAGTATCTTGTACATTTTCCATTAAAGTATTGAACTCTCTGTAGAAATCCCTCATACCTTGCTGCACGTCAAACACTCTAGCTTGATCTGTAGTTAAATACACAGACCCTCTGTCAGGAGCCAGGCTATCGTAAGCATCCTGTCGAGCAAGCTCTATCATGTTAACTCTGTCTGCACCAAAGCTTAGTTTAGCTGCTGTTCTTGCATCACCAGAGGCAAATAACTTTCCTATTGTACCTCTACTATCAACTAAATCAGGAGCATCATCACTTTCTAAACCATAAGATCTTCTTAAAAACTCTGCCACATCACCTTCTTCAAAAAGCTCTGCACCCTCTACTAAGGTTTCTACCTCTGGAAAAGTCAATGCTTTTCTACCTGTTTTCATGTTGTGCTTTTCCATAGCCTTTACTAAAGTAGGAAGTCCAGCCTCTCCTGAAGATATGGCAGCTTTTATTTGCATGTCGTTAGCGCCTAAGTTTCTAGCCTTACCAACCAACATCATGTTACCGTTAACTAGCTTTTTTCTATTATTAAACACAGCCCTAGCATCTGCATACTCTGCATCTAGCAACTTTCTTTCGTCAGCTTGCTTCTCAAGACGGTCATTTATTCCTGTGCTAACTGTGTTAAGAAAGTTAGCTGTAAAACTATTCCAATCAAACCCCATCTTACATACCTCTCCTAGCCATTAAACCCTGCTGTTCAACAGGCTGTTCTTCAACAAGTTGTAACTCCTCTGGTTCAGGCGGCTCATCTTGTATATCTTCTTTTGTTTCTACCTCTATCTCACCCTCATCTTCAAGAGTAGCTGCCATCTCTTTTAGTAAGGCAACTCCCTTGTCATCTTCTCCCCCTGTATCTATGCCTCTATCTATAGCTGTTCTTAACATCATGGCTACTTTCTGTTGTTCCTTTTCGCTTCTAGCTTCTTCAGGATCAATAGCTGAGTATTTAAAATCTATCTCGTATGTCTTCGCTACAGCAGCTAAGAACTCAGCTAATACAGGAGCAACAATAAGACCGACATCTAAGTTATGTATGCCTCTCATTACTGATGCTAGATACATAGTTTTAACTATAGGCTCTATTGGTATGCCCATGTCAAGCACAGTCATTAAGTCATCTATTATTTCAGGATCACGTAAGTTAGTAAAGTAGTAAGCTAATGCATCATCTACTGTATCCAACTCAGATGGGCGCTCCCACGGCACATCATTAGGTGTGGTAAATAAAGAGTTTCCTGGTATTGGTGCTCCAAAGCTTGATACTTCCATTTTCTTTTCCTATTTAGTAAACCCTGCGCCAAAGTATAATCCTACTATGGCTGATACAATATGTGTGTCAAGGGGTGTGATTACAAATCCTTTAGCCATCTTCCACTGGATAGCGTCATCAGGTCCAAACATCCAGTTCCAAAAACCACCAGTTGCTTCTGTATATCCTACGTATACACTTACTTCAGGATACCACACTGCGACTAGCTTTGGCAAGACAATAATGCTAAATACTGCAGATAAAGCTATTAATCTTCTAGTCCAAGCAAAGTGCTTGTCATCCTTGCCAGCGTTACGTGCTTCATCTACAGCTTGCTTCCTAAAGTTGGCACGTTCCATAAGCATTTTATTGTTAGCTTCTTTAGCCTTTATGGACTGCCCCCATATAGACATCACTCCACCTAGTATAGTGGAGAACAGCATGGTGATTAGTTCTAGGGGTAGTCCAAACATTAGCTAGCCTTTGTTCCTAATATTGCAGCATTATCTTGCTCTAGATAATCAGCCTCAGATTTTCTCCTTGTAGGATAGTCATCTCCAAAATTATCTAACTCATCTCTTGCTGCAGACCAATCTCCTGTAGTTGTGTATCTCCAAAATTTAGGTGTTTTAGCAGGTAAGTTACCATACTGAAAATGTACAGACGCAACGGCTGTAGCTTGCGGTACTGATAAATCTTCCCATCTAACATCGCTACTAGAGTTCCAAGTTTTTATAAGCCTACTCATTTCTTGTTCTTTTGCAAATGCATTTATTATATTTGCCTCTGACTCAGTTATACTTAAAGGATTGTCTTTAACAAATTTTGCAGCAACTTTTTTCTTTTTACCTAAGTAAGGTTTTAATTTATTTATCAATGATGGTGGCAATCCTGTTAAATCATTTTCGTTTCTTTGCCCTAAATCAAAACCAGACGCTATTGTAGCTCCAGACTTACCTAAAACTTGTCCAGATTTCTTTTTTGGCACATACATAGATGTTTTAAAACCTTCTTTTTGTTTTATAAATTCAAAATCTACATTTGGTACTTTAGCATATCTTTCAATAAATTTATCTCCTAAAGGTTCTAATTCCTTATACCTGCTACCCAACCCTCGTCCATCATTTATATTAGGTTGGTTGTCTTGGGCTTTCCCAGCAGGAGCATCCCTGTCAACATCAATATCTGTATCAATATCTCTAACCTCTCCTAGTTTCTGTAATTCTGCACCATACTGAATATCTTGTGGGCTTCCCTTTGGTGGTCTTAAATCCAACTTATCTAGCAGTCTACCTTGTAAACTGTCTATGTCTAATGTTGGATCTGGCTTTCGCATCATACCCATAGGCATTTTTATTATGCCTTGCTTCTCTAGACCGTCACGGTTAGCACTCAATATATCTAACACAGTAGATCTATTTACACTGCTAAATCTAGGTGCTCTGTCTACTCGTACCTCCTGAGTAGGAAACTCATCAGGCTGATAATATAATGGATCAGACATATCATTTAAAACACGAGTTGCAGTAGACACTGGTGTTTTAGCTGGCTCTAACTCTTCTTCTTTTATTGGCTTGTTAGTTATAACTCTATTACCAAGACCCTTTTGAGCAATGCCTTGTTTCTCTCTTGCATCTGCTGCATCTGCATCCATCCTTGTAAAATTTTCTTCTATAACTTTTGCTACAAGTAAATCAATTGCCAGATCTATCATATCTCATATTCCTATTTTTATAATTTTGCACCTGATGGTGTAAACTGTGCACCTGAAAAGAAACCTGTGCCTGTTGATGCCATACCATTAATTATTGATCCTAAGAAAGATCCTGCTGCACCAGCTAAACCAGAGCTAGAGGCTGCATCAGCTTCAATGTTTTTAAGAGACAGTTGGTTTAATCTGTCAAGCTCATTGTTTGCTGTTTGCCAAGCATAGTTCATCAAGTCACGTTCCTGCTGCCACAACTCAGCTATACCTTGTGCTGTCAAGTTGTTAGCTGCCATAGCTTCACGCATGTTTGCATCGTTAATAGCTGCGTTGTTTATTGTTGCTATGTCCTGTCTCCACTGTGTGTTAGCCTGTGCTACAACAAGTTGATTCTGTGCATTAAACATATCTCTTTGATTTTGTAGTTCTTGATTAAATTTAAGTATTGCATTTTCTTCACCTGCATTAAACTGGTTCATACTATTTTCTTGTGTATTTAAGAACATGTCTACTTGCGCATCTTGGTTCATCATAAACTGTCTAGTTTGATTTTCGCTAGATGCATTAAACTGCAGTGCTGAATTTTGTACGGCTTGATCTGTAAAAATACTCTGTACTGTACTTTGAGCTTTAAATATTTCTGTCTGCTGTGCGTTATCTAGAGTAGACATATCCATCTGCAAAAATGCAGAAGCCTTTTGTTGTGCAGCTTGTTGCTCATTAGATAGGTTAGCTACGTCTACTTGTGTTAGAGCAACCGCATCTGCCATTAGTTTAGCTTGTCTATTGTTTAGGTTAGCTAGATCAACTGTCTGTGCTAATTCAGAGTCACGCATAACACGAGCCTGATCTGCACTAAAGTTTATATTAGCTATCTCTGCAATACGCTCTGATCTTACAATGTTAACTTGTTGTTTATTAGTAAGCTCTTGACCTTTCATAGACGCTTCTATCTGTGCATTAGCTAGAGCAGTCTGTTGACGATTGGATAAGTTTTCAACATCTATGTTCAACTTGTTAGTCATGTTAAACATCCTAATCTGCTGCTCGTTGTTTAACTCTTGCTCTCTTCTTGCTAGTTCATTAGATACATTAAACAAAGAAGTCTGCTGTCTATTGTCTAAGACCCTACCATCCATAGCTGCCCTAGATACAGCGTCTTGTATAAACGCTTGCTGTTTACTTGTAGCGTTCTGCATCTCAGTTTCAAATGCTTGTGTACTAGCTATTACTGCTACCTGTTGTTCGTTAGTCAGGTCTTGCCCCATCATGGATGCTTTAACTTGTAAGTTAGCTAGTGCAGTTTGCTGTGAGTTTGATAGGTTTACAAGGTCAACTTCTAAAGCTTGACTTGATTGTAGTATAGATGATTGCTGTCTATTAGTCAAGTTTATATTGTTTACTTCTGCATACCTAGCAGCATTAGCCATAGCTACGTTTTGTGACACACTTAATGTCTGCCCTTGTAGCCCAGCTTTTATCTGTGCTTGTGCTAGTACAGCTTCTTGTTGGTTACTTAAGTTAGTTAACTGTAAGTTAGCATTGTTCATGCTGTTCTGTACTGCTATAGCTTGTCTGTTATCTAAGTTTTGTAGCTCGAACCTTTGTGCTGCTGCTGCGTTAGCTAAAGCTACAGCTTGTTTATTACGAACGTTCTCCATGTCCATAGCTTGAAAAATAGATGCGTCAGCTTGAGCTATAGGTACGGCACTTTCCATAGCAGCCTGTATCATAGCTGCACTAGCCATAGAACTAGCTCCTAGTCCTCTAGCGTTCATTACTTCGTTTACTCTACGAAAAGCTCCTGCCGCCCATGCAGGTGTACCATCATTAAAAGAATCCATAAGTTTCTCTAATTGAAATGTGACAGTAGACTGAGGGCTTACAGTTCCTTGAGCAGCTTGTGCTTCTAACTGTTGAGTAAACGTAGCTGTTTGAGCTTTGCCTGTAGCTGCCTCGTTTAGTGTATCTAAAGTCTGCGCTGTTACAACTATCTCTTCAGTATTTAGTATTTCGTTTACGTCAACTATCTCATTAGCAGATACAACAGATGATTGCTCTGCAGTTACATCAGGCTCAAACTCTGTTGTTTTTTCTGATGCACTAGCTATTTCATCGAATTGTGCAGCAGCTTCTATTGCTGTTGCTTCAGCTTCAGCTATCTGTGTTGGGGTTAAGGTATAATCAGTAGGAGTTGTGGCGATAGGTGTGTCTGATGCAAACTTAGCAGCCTCTACTTCTTTTACTGGATCAGTTATTTGTTGATCTTTAGCTTGTGTGTAGCTACTAAATATCTCTGCAGTGGGTTGCTCACCTTGCTCTAGCTGTCTTCTAAGATCTGGTATTTGTCTTATTGTATCTAGAGTTTTAGGATCTAAGTCTAACTGTGCTAATTCTTCTGGAGACATAGTAGCTGCTTTAGCTACTGCATCCTCAGAGGGTGTACCTGTCTTAGCTGCAAAGTCTTCTAGTGCAGTTTTTACATCAGTCTGAGACACTACAGCATTATAGGTAGCAGCTATGTCACTCTGTGCATCTACTTCTATCTGGGCTTGTTGTCTAGTTAGATAGTCTGCTAACTGCTCTTCAGTTAGGTTAGATGGTGCTGGTGGATACTTAGAAGCTTTCTCTTCAGGGCTAAGACCTGTCAAGTAAGCCATAGCTACCTTAACTGATGGCGAGTCTATGTTTCCAGCTAGTGTAGCTTGCTTTGTAATTACATCATCAATACTTAATACTTGACCTGATTCACTATCTACAAGTTGATTATCTTGTATAGCTATACCATATACATCTGGACGTGTTACTAGCTCTTTAGGAGAGCCTATTGATTTAGCTAAAGACTCTGTTACACTAGGAACACCTGTAGCTTTCAAACGCAAGTCTGCAGCTTGTAAGTTTCCTACAGCTTTTTCTACTGTTTTATTAGCGGTATCAACAGCTTCTTTTAACGGTGTATATATAGACTCTGCTGCTTCTTTTTCTTCAGGCGATACTATTGATTCAGAACCTTTAAGCACAGCTTTAAACATGTTAAATACATTTTTTGCATATTGTTCATTTCTATGCCCAAGACTTTCTTCATAATCTGAACCTAGTGAAGGTGCTACGATGTGCCAATAGTCACCTATCTTTTTAAACTCTACTTCAGTGTCGGGTCTGATTTCAGGGTAATCAAACATAATCTGAGTAACTCTATTATAATCAGTCTCTTGTTTACCTGCTTGCTGTTCACCATCTGTACCAACGTTGTAGTCACTCTTTAAAACACTTTCTTTAAGATCGTTTAAACTAGTGTACATAGTTGAGGGATCAACTGCATCATTTAATGCTAGTTGTGCGTCTGTTAAAATCTTTTGTGCATCAGCGTACTCTAACTGTGCCTTGTCTAGATCAGGAGATATACCTCTTACTGTTCCAGGCAGTATAACTTTAGAATCTGCATCTGAGTCTACTGGGCTTGGGCTTATTTCTTCTGGATCATCTCTTTCAATGATGTCATCATCTTTAACTACAATTGCATCAGCTTCGGCTTCATCTGCAGGTGTTTCTGGAACTGTAGAATCTACAACAGTTTGCGCCTCTGTAACACCTTCAGGAAAAGGAAAGCTAGGCGCGTAGTACAAACCATCAGAACCTACTTTGTAGTTATGCTTTTCAACTAGTATTTTACCTATGCCAGGCGTAGCAGGTTCTATGCCCTTGAGAGATGTATCTGTACTACCTAATGCTGCAGTTGTGTCATCTGTAGTAGTTTCATCTGTAGTAGTTTCATCTGTAGTAGTTTCATCTGTAGTAGTTTCATCTGTAGTAGTTTCATCTACTGCTGCCTCTGCTTCAGCAATTACAGGTGCAGGTATGTTGGCTTGTCCTTTTAAATCATTTAGTAAGCTCTGTGCTTGATCTATATTTCCTGCAGCTTGTGCTGCTTTAATAGCAGATATCTGTGCATCAAAGTCTGCAGGTAAAGGTGCAGCACTTACTGTTCCAACACTTTTTAGTGTTACTAAATTTTGTGCATTATATTCTTCTGCTTCTGCAGCTAGTTCTTCTTTTGTTTTACCTTGTTTAGCTTCCCTGTAGGCTATAGTTAAATCATTACCTTGTTTAGCTACAGCAGCCTCTATACTAAATGGGTCAGATACTTTTGACATAAAATCTTTGCCAAATGCTTCCTTATAATCATCATAACTATTTAAAGTTATGTTATTGTTTTTAGCGTAGTTTAGGTATGCCTCTGCGTGACCTTTTTGAAATCCTGCAAAACTACCATCTGGAAAATAAACCAAGACCATATCATCTTGATCAGTAGCGCCGCGATCTCTTATAATAGGAGCTCCTGCTTCTTTAGCAGCATTTGAACCATAAATCATACTTCCTGTAATCTCTGCTCCAGACATAGAACCAGTGGGATTCTCTGAAGGAAAAACTTTAGTAGGTGTATATCCATCAACTTTATCAGCAGTAGGTAAACGTGGGTTTAAGTTAGGATCAGGCACAGATGTAGCAGCAGATGTAGCAGCAGGTGTAGGGGTAGGTGCAGGGGTAGGTGCAGGGGTAGTTGGTGAGCTAAAGCCAACAGTACTCCACTTACCTGCGTCAGTGTCATAAGACATTATAGTACCTTGTTTACTGACTATTGTATCACCTTCACCTTGAGTAAAACCATGCTTTTCAAGTAGTAACTTTTTAACTGTGCCACCGTCACTCATACCAATACCAGACAACGGCTCTCCTTCCACACGTTGCTTGGCTATTTCAGTATAGCGTCCTAGCATAGAACCAGCAGAAGGTGTGGCTGCAACAAATGCATCCATTTGCTCCTGTCTTGCAGGACCATCGTACCCTAGTTCAGTTAGTAAC